GGCGGACAAGCTGAGGTCACGCAGTCACGATGGAGCGAGCAAGACCGGCGATTTATCCTTGATATTGTGACCGGTGATATTGCCAATCGCGGCAAGGTGCATTCTGCTATTACGCGCAACACAACCGCAGGGAACCGCACAGCATGACGACACGGCGCAGATTTTTTGCATCAAAAGAGCGCATTAGGCAATACCGCACGATTGAGATTTACCATCCGAGCGGCGTGCTGATGCGTTACGTTAGCGGTCGAATCGACCCTAAAAACTTTACGCTTGAAGCGTCCGCACCTCGAAACGCAGGCGAGTCAGTCGAGTTTCTTGGTGGTGCGTTTGAGTTTCAGCAGCCGGAGCAAAATGACAACATCGTGCAAGCCGATTTACAGCTTGGTCGCGTCGGAACCAATGTAAAGCAAGTGCTTAAAGGCATTCGCGGCACAGCTCGCGCTCAGGTTGGTGAGGTGGTGTTTCGAGAATACCTTGACGGCGCGGAGCCTGTTTTTGTGTTGCGGTTATTCATTCGCTCAATCACAATGACAGCGGATGGCGTTGTTATTCGCGTCGAGCAGGATAACCCTAGCGACAGACCGGTGCTTGATGTTTGCACTCCTGAGCGCTTCCCAGGTGAAGGGGGTTTAATTTGATGGATAGAATTGAGTGGACAAATGCTGTTGTTGGCAAGCCTTGGCGTGATCGCACTTCTGGCCCTGATACTTTTGATTGCTGGGGATTGGTTGTAGACTCGTTTCGTCGAGTGGACGACACAGAAATTCCGGTTGTCACAGGTTATGACTTAGGCGCACCGATTGAGGTTGCTGGTGAAGCTGAAAAGGTCAGCGGTCATTGGCAGCAAGTCGACAAGGCGCAAGACGGCGCGGTGTTTTGCGCGTATTCAGCTACAGGGACATTGGCGCATGTTGGCCGAGTGTTTGACCTTCGCGGGGCTGGATTACATGCGGTGCACGCTCGCGGCACCAATGACAAGGGGCAAGTCGCGGTCGATGCGGTGCGCGTCTTAGAGCGCTTCTATGGCGGACGAATCACTTATCACATGCTGGCGGTATAATGGCTCAGATTATCATTCAGCGCGACCCTTCGCGCATCACAAACGCCGAGCGGTTTACACACAACGGCAATCTGCTGCAATGGCTTATCGATACGCAGCCGAGCGCGTTTGACGGGCTGCACGCGCATATCATGCTTAACGGCAATCCGCTAGTGACCACAGTAGATACGCCGCTTGAGGATGTCGACGCTGCCTTGGATATTACGATTGGCGAGTTCGACCAAGTTGTTATCGTGTTGCGTCCACAAGGTATTGAAATAACTGGGTGGGTTCTTGTTGCCATCATCGGCGCATCGGTCGCGCTCGGACTTTACTTAACATCGCTTATTCCTGACATCCCAAACATAGGCGATAGCGAAGGCAGCAACAACCAGCTAAACGCAGCGCAAAACGCGCACGGATTAAATAAAGCCATCCCTGAGATATTCGGAACAGTCGTTAGCTATCCGTATTTTGCCCAGCCGTCATACTACGTCTACAACGCAGACAGCAAGCGGATTTTCCGTGAGGTGATGTTCATAGGCGTTGGCGAGTTTGAGCTTGGCGAATGGTATGACGGCGATTCGCCGTTTTCAGAGATTCCAGGGGCATCGGCTACAGTCTATCAACCGTATGACACGCCAACCGGATTATTACAAGTTCGCGGAGTGCCTGCAGCACAAAACGTTGACCTTCTGCCGCCCGACCAGACAACCAACACGGTTTACATTGCTAGCGGCACAGTCGAATATGCAGCAGTTGGAGATAGTTATATTGTTATCAGTGCCAGCACGGTCACGCTAATTAACTTGCACGTAGGCGATACGGTCACAATGAGCCTGTACGTTTATCTGCCAGTTGATGATTCATATATTACGATTGATGGAACATACACGGTGAGCGCCATTAGTGGCGGGCAGGTGTCGTTTTCTGATGCGGACTGGCTAGATGATGGCCAGATTATTGATGGCTCTATTTTAAATAACAACTTTATTGTGACCGAGCGCTGGTACACGCTCACAGGCGATGCAATAACCGAGGTTCGGTTTCATCTGGTTATGCCGTCCGGCATCCGCGACCAAGACGGCAATGCAGCAACAGTCACGGCAACGCTGACGGTTGAGGAATTAGACGGCAACGGCGATCCAACCGGCGTAACTCATTCACGCGCCGCATCGTTTACCGGCAAGACGTTAAAAGCTCAAGCGGTTACGTTTGTGATGGATAGCAATTATGGTCTAGGCGCGCCGAAGGGCTACCGCGCCAAAGCGGTGCGGCTGACTAACGCGCTCCCTGATGGCTCAGCCGACCTATTGCAACTTGAGCGACTAGAGTCTGTCACGCCATACATGGCGGATTTCGGCAATGTCACATCGGTTGTTGTTGACCGTGTTACACCGTCAACCGGTGGGGCTAGTCGCGCATCGAGCAAGATTAACGTGCAAGTAACGCGCAAGCTCCGAGTGTACGACAACGACACCGGTATATGGTCTGCAACGCCAACCGTGACGCGCAGATTCTGCGATGCAGCATTCTATCTTCTTCATGAGCGTATGGGTGTTGATATTGAGCTGATTGATACTGATGCGCTATTCGGCATTCATGACAGCCTGAGCGATGAATGGCTTGGTTATTTCGATTACACGTTTGACGACCGGAATATCTCGGCTCGTGACATGCTGCGAGCTATCTGCAACGCTGCGCGGGTTGTGCCATGGAATGATGGCCTGACATGGACGTTTACCCGTGATGAAGTCAAGCCGTTTAAGTCCGCTATGTTCAACCGGCGCAACCTGAAATCTGCATCAGCTACGTTTGTGCAGCAATTCCGACGCCCTGCCGATTATGACTCGGTGACAATCAAATACGTTAACCCTGATGACAACGCACAGGCAACGGTATCGCGGCGCATAGTTGGTAGTAGCATATTAACCGGCGTAGGCGCTCGACCGCTTGAGATTGATTTAATCGGATGCCGCAACGCAAACCAAGCCACGAATCGCGCCGAGCTTGAGGTTAGGCGGTTGATTTATCAAACGGTGACTGTGACAGATACGGCGCTGAATGATGCCTTACTGCTTGGCAAGCTCCAGCGGGTTGATTGGGTCGATATGTACGATAGCGACCTGTTCGACGGCGAGATTATCGCGGTAAGTGGCGATGTTTACACAACAAGTGAGCGGTTTACGCCTGCTGATGGCGTCGAGTATTGGGTATATATCACAGACGCAGACGGCAACGTGTCAAACTCGGTACGCGCCTATCCGCGAACTGACGGAAACATCTTTGGCTTTGAGGCGACAGGATTGACTGGTGCGTATCTGCCAACAGGCACGCAGCAACTAGGCTCGCGCTATGTGATTGCATCAAACAACGACTTGGACGCCTCGACGTTTGTTGTTGATTCGCGCTCGCGTCCAAATGCCAATGGCGAATGTGAGATTACACTGTTAGAATACAATGAACTCATGTACGAGATGGACTAATGTACGAATTTCCGAGCTTTATGCCATACCCGCTGCAATCCGGCTACTCGCGTGAAGAGGGCGCTGGGTTTATTGCGTCTGAGCCTGCTGGCGGCACGTATTACGCGCAAATCATCACCGACGATGAACCGACATATTTCACATTAAGCTATGCCTGCTCAGCGTCAATGGCGTCAGGCTTTCGCGCATGGCTTCGCACTGACAATAAAGCCGTTTTGCGCGGTGCTCAGTTCACCATTCCGCTTTTGATTGAATCAGAAATCGTGACACAGACCGCATCGTTCACGCCCGACGGCGTACCGCAGTTAAGCGGCTTCGACGGTGTTAATTACACCTATTCAATGCGAATCGTCGTGCCGCGAATGGTGGAGCCGATGGCTGGTAGCGAGGGGTTGGTGTTTGGCGTTGCTGAACTTGGCGGCTCAGAACAACTTGATATTGTGGTCAATACAGAATTACCAGGAGCAGAATAAATGCCATTAACGGACTTAGTACCAAGCGCAGCGTTTGACGTTTTGCTTAGGAATACAAAAGACATTGACCAGTTTGTTAATAACGACAGCGGCAACATCACGACGCGCACAGGCGATGTAATCACGCCGATTCCGGTGCTGATGCAACAGGCTCAAAATTCCGTCGATGCTATGAGCGCCGATGTAGCAACGGTGTCAAGCGCAAAAGATTCGTCTTTGCTAGCAATGACTGTTGACGTTGACGCTGTCAGCGCCGCTAGAGCTTCGTCGGAGTCCGCGATGACTGTTGACGTTAGCGCCGTTAGTGATGAGCGAGCCTCGTCAGAGGCCGCAATGAATGCTGATGTAAGCGCTGTTAGCGTCGCCAAAGCATCGGCACAGTCCGACATGCTAACGAATAAGAACGCAGTATCATCATCGGCTGCTACAGCACTGGCGGCCATCGCAAGCGACAGCTCAGCGGTTCAGGATGCAGCGGATAGCGCGATTACAGTTGACATACCAGCTCAGATTGAAAGGCTCGGACTAATTTATCCGCCGATCACATACGCGGCAGGGTTGACGCTCGATAGCCACACAAAAACATATGTTAACGGCGGCGCGCTGTATATTTACGGCGGTGCGCTTGGTGTTGTCACAAGCGGATCATTCGACGAATCTGGCTGGCAGCCAATCCAAGGGGATGTTCAGCTAAGGAATGATATCTCAAGCGGGACGTCGCTATTTAAGCTGGTTAAGCACGTCCCAAGTGTGGCGGCGCTTAAATTAACTAGCGCGGCATACGATGGTCAGGTTTTAGTGCTTGATGGATATTCGGTTGGTAGTG